GGGACTTAACGGACGGGGCGTGTGACGCAGGAGCTGGTCCTACATCGAAAGCTATCTTACTGAACCGTTGGTTCTCTGTTGGTTTCAGTTGTTTAAGGATGGGTATATCGTGTATGATCTTTAACGTGAACGTGGAGAAATCATCAGCACGATTCTTAGAAGCAGATACAACGAGTACGTTCTTTGTTGGGTCTAGCAGCAACTGATGTACTACATACGCACTACAAATCCAGCTCTTACCAACACCACGAAACGCCATGATGGTTGACCGCTTAGGGCCGTGCTGCATATAGTCAGCAATATCGTACTGTAATTCTGTCGGGTCTGGTAGGTTAAGATGTTTCCATACTAAGTACAGAAAGTTTCTAAAGTCCCGCAGAGGCGGTGGTATCTCTTGGTGTTTCGTCTTGTTGTTCACTGAAAGGTAAAGTTTTAAAATCGTTAGCTAAACTATCCATAGGAGTACCGTTCCGGGAGTCAACTGTTATGTTGTTATCTTTCAACCACTTACCCACAGTGTTCATCAAAGCTGGGTTGTACTCCTCCATCGCTTTCATGTACCCGACTGCGTCTTTACACAGTTCAGTATAGTTGTCTGCTAGTTTAGCTCCTTCTACGTGATCTTTCATAAATAGTTACTCCTCAAATTCTAACGCCTTTATTGACTCTAACGCAATCAATCTGGTTTTTAAAGTGGCAATAGATACTTCTACATCAGCAGTGCTACCACCTCCACCACCACTACCGCTAGTAGCTGCTAATGTCCTGTTTTGAAAGAATAAAGGATTAGGACGGGGTCTAGCTCTGCGAAAAGGTTTAGGCATCTGTCACGCCCACATCTTACAAGACCAATAACCAGCTGTAGTTTTGTCTTTCTTAGTAGCACATTTATGACGAGCTAGAAAACTTTTCTTGTTAGCTGGTATATTCTTTTTAATAGGCATCTTAGGGTCTCCGAATATAACTTTTTTAGGTTCATCACCGCTTCCATTAACATACACGCCAAACTTCTTAGATGACCCTTTAGGCAGCCTAAAAGGTTTGTTTAAGGGTTTTTTCTTTATACTAACGCCCTTGCGTTTCATTACTTCTTTTAAACCCACGCTTCATATTAGCGTAAGCGTTAGGTGCTATCGTTGATTTCTTTTTACTACGGCTGATGCCTAGTTTACGTCTTCTGTTTATGTTTGCGTATAGTCCTTGTTTCATCGTTTCATTAACATCTCCATCATGCGGTCTAGTTTATGGCTGATCTCTTTAACACTACTCTCAAGACCCGTCATACGGTTCTCAACAGCTGTGTCTCGTTCACGTTGTGCAGCCAGTTCTACTTCTATTTTAGTAAGACGTCTCTCGTCGTTCTCTAATCGATCTGTTAGTTTTTTAATCATCCACCCGATAACACCAAGAACGATGGCAAGGGCAGAGTCGAGAAAGTGTGAGACGGATTCAGTCATCTGTATTAGGTTGTTACGTCAGGATTTATTTTAATACTGTTGTCTGTAGTATCAATCCACAACTGTCCGGACTCTAACCAACTAGGTTGCGTTCCTGCCACTCCACCATCGTCAATATCCTTGGGTAACCCTAAGATTTTTATCATGTTATACAACACACTAGACTCTTCATGCCTTCTTACAGTTATAGTGGAGACAGTATCGTTTGGAGTAAGAGTTGTTGGATAAGTTGTGCTTGCACTTACTTTAGGAACAACAAATGTAGTAGCACTAGGTACATCAACTATTTCAACTGCTTGATTCCACGTTGCATCACCTCCTGATAACTGTCCGTATTGCCCCTCTGTTAAGCCGTGTGCTGAAGATGTCGAGAAAGTTGCTAAAGTAGCTGTGCTGCTTACGTGTGTTATAGTTAACGGAGTGCCAGTTTGTGCTATGTGACCAATACCAAAACCTCCTCTGCCATCACTGTCAGCATTACTCGATATATTGTAAGTCTGACCATCTGTACTTTGATCGTTTAATTGGATAGCAGCCCCCGCACTACCCGCAAACACAGCAGCAGGGAAGTTATCACCAGTGTCGTTTATTAATATATCCCCGTCTACTTCTAGTTGGTATGAACCGCTATTTACTTTACCGATACCAACCTTACCCGCTGCTGTAACATTAAAGTTAGTATCAGTGGAACTTATCTTACCGCTTGTAACAGCATCAGCAGCTATCTGATCCGTATCAACACCGTCGTTAGCTATACTAAGCGTACCACTTGATGTAATAGGTCCACCTGTTAATCCTGTACCGCTGTCTACTGATGTGACTGTACCACCTGCACCCGCTCCTGCTAACTCACTGTGTTTAGCTAAACGAACGCCTGTCCCTGCACCTCCTCCAGTATGAACGTGTAACGTATCGTTTGTTGTGTCTACTGTTACTTCGCCTTCTGCTCCGTTAAATGTAGTGTGATCGGTGTCGCTACCTCTTCTAAGTTGTACTTGTATGTTTGGCATAGTTATATGTGGTTATTGGTTCGCTTTGCTCTCATCGTGTTTACTTACTATCGTTCGATAAACACTCATGCGATTGATCCAAAGTCTAATGTTGTTGATAAGTTATCAGAGTCTACTACTCCGTTAGCAATAGTAAGTGCAGTTGATCCTGTTACATCTCCAGTGTGTGTAGCGTTAGTTACCTTAGCTGTATTCAAAGCCACAGCAGCAGAGTCTGTATAACTGATCTTAGCCGTGTTAGCAGCTACAGCACTGTTGTTAGCTACTTCCGTGTCGAAGTCTGAGATAGTATTGGCAGTCTGTGTGCCTGTGTGGTTAGCTCTAGCTAGTAAAGTTGCATCACTACTGTTAGCGGTAGCACCGTCAGCTACGTTTAACAAAGTCCGTGTTTGAGCCGTAGTAAGTTCTAGTATATCAGAAGAACTACCTGTATTGTTACCAAGGATCGTATTGGCTGGTATCTCTTCTATCTTAGCGAACGTAACGGAATCATCAGCTATCGACGCTAACGATCCAACAGGAGTACCACCAGCAGTAGAACCGTCGTGTACAAACAAGTCCTTGGTATCAGTTGTATATATTAATTCTCCAGCTCTTCCTACAAACACATCGTTCTGTGCTTGCGTTCCTCTTCTTAATTGTACTGATAAACTCATATCTTATACTATTTGTCCGTATGAATAATTAGCGGTAACAGGATCACCGACTATGCTTCCCCAATCATACTCTGTTGGTATGTCCGTCTTAACTTTAAAACCTCTTTCAATAACTAGAACTTCTGAGTTAAGAGGAGGAGGCGTGGTAAACTCTATTTCATCAGCACCGCCTGAAATTGTGTAGTCATCTGGGTCTATTACCTCTCCATCGATTGCTACTAAAATTGAAGTGGAAGCTGTGCCGTTTGTAGTAAAAGTTAAAGAGAATGTTGTTTGTGATCCAGTGCCTGTAAACTTATCAAACGATGGATGTATACCTGTTCCCAGTACAGCTGATGAAATATTACCATCTACATAGGACTTAGTAACTGCATCAGTGCCTCCAACAGGTGGCCCTAATTCGATAATCCTATTACCACCCATAGCTAGAGCACCCGTCATCGAATCCCCTGCTTTATCTACCTTTAGTGCGTCTTGTGTATCTACGTAGTTCTTAGTGGCAGCGTCTTGTGGGTCTGTCGGATCAGCTAGGTCTACGAGCTTATTACCTTTAGCTGTAAAATTATTACTACCCTCTTTCTTCTGTAACGACGCATCGTTCAGTTCGCTGATCTCTTCGTTCAGATAACGGTTGTGTAGATACGCTCGATCCAGTTCACTCTCAGTAAGTACCGATCCGTTCTCAAAGTCTACAAGGTCTGTACCGGGTTGACTCTTACGACGTACCCGAACAATCTGTCCAGCAGTAGCTCCTGAAGTAAGAACAATCTTAGTGGACGGGGAAGTGACGATAGTGTAGTCAGTAGTCAGTGTTTTCTGCACACCGTCTATTTCAACTATTACGTGTTCGTCCTCTAAATATGGAAAAGTGAAAGCAAAGTCAGTCTGTGCTGCTGTTGCTGTGTAGTCTACGTAGGTCGTTGGTGATGACATGATATTATATTATTACTTATTGAGCGAGGAGTTCAAGCACATCTTCTGTTCTTTGCGTTCTCTTTCCTCTTCTGACTTCTTGTTGTAGTCTCATTATCTCAGGAAACTCTTTCAACATTTCTAATTTAGCTTTCTGTCTATAGCGTCCCATTACTCTGCGTAAATAATCAACACGAGGGCTAGGAAGACCACTAAAAGATTGAGGATCAAGTGCTTTGTACTGCTTAGAGTTTATAAGCTTATTTAGTGCTTGTCTTAATGTAAGATTGTTTATTTTAACTTTTGAATGTAGTTCTAACCACCTATCATACGCACTTCTATCATTAGGTCCGTCGTAGTTAGTTAAATCAATAAGACCCTCTAGTTTAGCACTAGGCGCAGAAAAACCATGAGCAACATTAGCTAACTCCGTTAATACAGGATCGTCTTTCTTGCTGCCCCACATTATAGGATTTAAAGGATTAATAATACCAGCAGCCCCTTCAAAGTATTCTTGTACGACAGGCTCACCGAGTGGGTTACGTTTTAAGTCCATTGCTACACCCGGTATTCGTTTAGCTATAACATCCACGAAAGTACGTGTTTCTTTTAACTCTTGATCTCCTGCTATGGATTGTCCTTGGTTAAGTATATTAGGTATAAAACCACCTGCAACGCCTCCTAAATATTTCCCAGCACTTGTTGACTCAGGGTCAAAGATGAAACTAAAAAACTTATCTATACCTGCTAAATACGATTTATTAGTAGCGTTCCTAGTAACCGTCAACATACTAGCAGCCATGACTTTCTCAAAGATATTAGAGTCGATGCTGTGCATTTTGCCATCCTCTATTAAGTCAGCCATATCAGCAAACACACCTATCATGGTAGCCACAGGGTCTAGTCTCTGATAACTAATCCACTTGTCACCCACTCTAATACTGTACGGCATATTACCAGCAGCTTGCCAAGCTTGTCGTTGTTTGAAATCTTTAGGGCCACCTCCATTAATACGATCTTTGTACATACTAACAACTGAAGCTAAAGCTGCTGTCATAATTGTACCGCTAGCTAATCGCCCACGTGCTTCCGCTCTAGTTAACAAATCAGGTGTACCGTCAGGTTTAACAGCTATTATTTGCTCCGCTAGAGACTTACGTGTTTTCTCAAGTGCAGGTGCTTTGTTATTCAACAGTAAATCTATCTTATCTTTGTATTCTCCCCCTTTAAGATACTTAGCTACGTTATATGCTGCTTCTGCTGGTGCTAGTAAACGACTAAAAGAGAATTTTAATATGTTGGTAGGAGTACGAATAAACGGTGCAACTACAAAAGCAAACGGAACACCATTAACAAAGCTTTGTAGTTTTTGCATATTTTTACCTAACTGACCACTAAAAGTAACTTCGTCTGCTGATCTTATATTAGGATCAACCCAATCACGTGCTAGTTGTTCTAGTGCCATAAAGTCGTTGTCTCTTGTCTCTGTTCCTACTAGCTGTTGTTGTCTAGCTATTTCAGCGACTTCTTGCTGTCTCCCTTCTACATATTCTGCAATGGCTTTTTCTCTGTCAGCAGGTGTAGTAAATTGTTCAGGTTTAAAAGTTTCGTTAGCTTCTTTAATTAAATTAGACTGTGAGAAGTTTCTATTAGACCTAGTTACTAAAGCATTCAAGGAGTCAGTTACATACTCAGCTACTTTCTCACTGTCTCTTATGCCTAACTCATAAGCTTTTAAAGTTAACTGTGCAACAGCTCTAGTCTTGTACTCGTTAAATTTGTACATCTGATCGACAGACGTATTGAATCTATTTGGTATTCTAATAACATTGCCAAAGTAATCTATAAACTGCTTGATGCCGTCGCTTTCTATTTCCTTACCACGCATACGTTCTACATTCTTTGCTGTTATAGAACCAATACTTCCACCAGTTTGCTCGACGAAAGCTGAACCAGCATCTCCTATATAGTGGTCACCGCTCTTCCAAGCATTAAGCATGAACCTTACGAGGTCTTTCATCTGCATACCTTGCGCCCAAGAATTAACAACAGCTTGTTTAACTTCAGGACCAGCACTAAACCAACCACCTATGTATCTTTCAAAGTTCTTTATTGAAGACGACAACGCACCACCCAAAGCATTGACTGTTAAAGTACGTGGTCCCCACATCAAAGAGTTCTTGTAATACTCCTGCACCATGTCCATGAACTTACCGCCTTCAGCACCTCTGACAGTTTTGTTCATAGCTATAATAGTATTCCACAGATCATCACCGTTACCGTTCTTAGCCAGTAGTATATTCTCAACAATATTATCTACGGTCATACCACCTCTTTTATTTAGGTAATCTTGACGTAGTTTAGTATCAGATATTTCTCTTTCGCTTAGACCTATTTTAACACCCATCTGCCTAGACTTAAGACCCCTACCGAAACCACTGGCTAAACCTGATTGACTAGCTTGTATGTGTAGTTGTTGTTCTATTAAAGTTTTTAAACGAGCTTCAGCCATCTCCAACTCGTCTTCACTCACTTTTCCTTTGGTGTTCTTGTATTGTTCAGCTACGTCTAGTATTTCTTTACTGTTAGCTGTCAACATAGATTCCAAAGCTTTCATGCGCGCTGTTATACGAAACAACTCCTGCTTGTCTTTAGACGATTGTTGTACCAATGAGTTTAACATCTTTCCGTCCGAACCCATTGCGTCAGCTAGTTCATTAACTACTCCTTCGTCTAGCATCTCTTGACTCATCTTAGTCATCTTGGTGCTATCTTGTAGTATTTTATTTGCAGTCTGTTCTGCTACTCCTGCTAACTCTTGTGGGTACATACCTTTAGGAAGTTTACCCATTGTCTTAACTAAACCAGCCAATGATTGCTTGCCCCCAACTCTAAAAGTAGGTACATCAACATCTTTAACTAAATCATCAACAATATCAGTAGGTTTAAAATCAGGTAGATCAGCAAACCTTGAACTGTACTCTAATGGATATTCGCTTCTCTTTCTGATGTTTCGTTGTTTTAAAAAGTCGTTGAATATCTTTTGTCGTTGGTCGATTCCTAACTTAGCTTTCAACGACGCAAACATATCTTTAATTAGAATAGCAACTTCTTGAGCCACTCTTTTAAATGTACCTGTAGGAGCAAGCTCTCCTTCGTCTAATTTTTTAAGAAACGCATCAGTCATTTCTTCAGCGAAGTATTCGTCTAAATCTGAAAACCTATAGTTTTTACTCGTATATTCCCCTCTTAAAAAGGCTTTTAATTCATCAGGCTGGTCTTCAACTTTGATGTTTTTGTAGTTAAACTTATCTACATCTTTAATCTCAATCCCAAAGCTTTTAATATATTTATTACGTTCTCTGTTAAATTCTTTACTTAATGAGTCAACGTCTGCTTTTGGTAAGTAACGACTAAGACTGTGCCATAACTCGTGTATCATTACACGTTGAACTCGTCCCTCTTCTATAACGCTTTTTCTAATTTGTAGAAGATTATTACCAAAGTTATAACGACCCGCAGCTGGTATCTTATTTGTTATTGATAATGCAACGTCACCAAACATACGCTGGCCCATTACATCTATAAACTTTTCTACATCTGCTATGTCTTCAGGGTCTGCTCCCTTTACGGGAAACCTTTTCATTAACCTTTTCTTCAGCGTATCAGCACCCCTCGGAATAATATCCATCATCCCTTCTTCTTCGTAGGTCTTGAACGGACGTGGTCTCAGCTCAATAGCTTCTTCTAAATTTTCAACAGTATTTTCTATTGTCTCTAGTTTTTCTTGTAAATCAGGTTCAGGTCTTTTTTCACGGAACTCAGGTAGGTCAGCAAACCCTAAATCTTTAGTCTCATCTCCCCACTTCATCATTGCCGTGGTAATAGCGTCTTCTCTGTCTGCTCCTTTTTGTAGTTCTACGTTCTTTGTCTTAATAGCGTTTATACCTGCCATCACAGACTTGGATACAGCACCTACACCTAGTCCAACTAACACACCTTCCAGTACATTCTTAACCCTACCCATCGCTTCGTTGTCGTCAGGGTCAGCTGCTAAGTATTCAGTTATTGGATTCTGTAGTTCAGGAAATTGTTGTATAAGATTAGATAGTCTTTCTTCTTGTCCGTCGAACGCTACAAAGTCAGAAGCCATCTCAGCTCCTAAGTAACCCTTCCAACTAAGGTCAGTAAACTGTCCAGGCTTTGCACCTTTGGTTACCGCTTTAGCAGCTTTACCCGCAACGCCTGTTAATTGTCCTGCTCTTGCTGCTTTACCTGCTACACTTATACCTTTACCAATAATACCAAATGGTACTGCAAACTGTGTAAGTCCTTCTATTAAAGTACCGGGTAATGTTTGAGAGCGTCCAAAGAAACGTTGTTCGTCCCAATCAGGAAGCATATCAAAAGATAGAAAATCACCTAAATTATAGACACCGTGTGCCAATCCCTCCAATCCACGTACAGGAGCAGCGAACGCATCAAACACATAATCACTTATTCCTAGCTCCTTTTCAGTTGTATCTTCTGCAAAATCAGGTGTGTAGTTTTCTAACTTCATTACTTATAAAATTTCTTACCAAGCTTACCGTTAAGGTTAATAAATTCTTTTATCTTTTCTTGATCGCTTTCATCTAATGATGTACCAAAAATAGAGTTATACAATTCTAGTTCAGGAGAGTAATCTTCAACCCTACCTGCTTCAATTTCAGATAATCTTTCTTTTGCTATCACAGGATAAATACCCACTAAATCTTTTACAGCTTCCTTGTCGATCGGTATTTCTAACTCTCTAGCTGGTCTTGTTTCAATAATAGCACCTACACCATACGCACCAATTCGTCCTCCTATTATCTTTTGTCCTTGTTGAGTGGCTTGCTTGTAGGTAGTGCGTCTAGTAACCCTTGGTATTTTTAATACGTATTTACCATTCTTAATGTTTTCCAAGTTGTACACATCTTCCCCTTTAGCCATTAGATACATAACAAGACTACGCTGGGCTATTTCTTTTTGCTGCTTAGTTGTGGCTGTAGATTGAATAGTATTAACAGCACCCTCTATGGGGTTTTCATATAAAGAGGTCTGTCCGTATATGTTATTAGCGGTTCTTACTGTAAACTCAGAGCGTTCTAAATCTTTTGCTATTTTATTAGCTGATTTAAAATCTCCTTCCAATAGCTTCTCTTCTATATCAAAAAAGGTTTTACCAACGAGAGGTATTGCTTCTTCTAAATCTCGTGTAGGATCAATTAAAGACTTCTTAGCTGCTTCTACGTTCTTTTGCCCGCTTACGATAGCAGAAGCTTTTTGTTCGCTTTTATATTCTGTAATAAACCCATTTAACTCATTCTCGTAGTCCTGTATAAACTGCTGATCCCATGCTTCCATATCCTCCGATACTTCAGTCTGCCACTTCGTGCTGTCAACTTTATCACCCTTAACATTACGATAGCTACCTGAGCTTAATTCTAAAAACTTTTGATCTCTTAATTGTGAGTACTTTATTTTTAGTTCTTCTGATTTGCTAAATATAGTAGGGTCAATTTGTGACTTACCAGTAAGATCATCTTGTATTACGTTGGTAGGTAAACTAGCTATTCTATCCGCTGTATACTTAATTTGATTCCTGTAACTAGAAGCACCCGTCACTCGCTGTTCGTGTATTTGTTTAAAGCGTACAACGTTTTCATCTTCCGAAGTCAACGACATAGCGGTGTTTATTACTTTTATACCATCCGAACCTCTAGCATAAACATTACCGCTTTGTTGTAGTTTATTAATAAAATAATCTTTTACCTCTTGCTCTGTTCTTAATACAGTATCTTCGATTTCAAAAGACTTTCCTTTACTAATAGCAAGCATAGCACTGACAACATCAGCTTCCGTCTCTTGCAACAACAAAGCAGCGTCGCCTTTATCTTTAGATACCCTGCGTTCGCTTACTTCAGCTACACGTTGTCTTATCCTAGCTTCCTCCGCACCGTACTCACCAAAAACATCATCTATAGAACTCTCCGGGTCAGTTCCCATCTTAGTAGTTCCTACCCTTAAATGACCTGCTGCGTAATCCAACCATTGTTCAGCTGCCTCTTCATTGCCATTAACAGCATGGGTAAGAGCTACGTCTTCTATAAGTTTAAATAAATCAGTTGGATTTAAAGCACCTTCGTTTGTTTCCCACCAGTCATCAATAGCAGGTATATTCGCCAAACCTCCTTGTTGATCTAGCAACGACGCATTATATAGCACAGACTTTCCTGCTAATTTTAACTCTTGCCTTGCTTGTGTTGTGCTCAAACTATCGTGAGCCAATGTGTAACGTCTCGTTGTATCTCTTATAGCACCTTCAAATCCATCATTAACAAACACACCTCCTAATGAGTCGTACTTCTGTCTAAGCGTGTCTTTAGATTCGTTAATTAAATCATCAATGTTTGCGTCTGCATTAGCTGGGTTTTCTACACGACTCTTTAGTTCTCTTTCGTATTCGTCGTGCATCAAAGCACCTACGGCTTTCAGTTTACGCTTCTGATTTAACGGAGATGTTAACCATCCCATACCACCACGACGTACTTGTTTGTCTAGTTCTCCTTCCGTCTGTTTCAGCATAGCCTGAACTTCTTCAGGACTCTTCCCTGCTAACTCTTCTTCAAACTGTTCTGCTTCTAGATCGGCTACTTGAACATAACTTCTTAAAGTAGGGTTTATCTGTGATAAGTCTTTAGCTAATCTTTGCCATTTATTTTCTCTAGCCCTCTCTACCTGAATAGTTCTCTGTCCTCCTCGTTGAATAGTAGGTTGAAGACTAGGGACTCTGCCTATGATTTGTTCGGGTTCTGCCATAACTTAATTCCCCGGTAGTTTATCAAAAGCTGCTTGCGTGGAAGCTCTATCAAAACCTGTTTTATAAATTTTACTAGAATCGCTTCCTACCCTGCTTCCTATATCTGATCCTAAAGCATAGCCCTGAAGCCCGCTTTGTGCTAAACTTAAGAAACCTCCTAAAAAACTTGGTTCTTCTAACCTTTGACTTTTTATACCTATCTGACGTTGTTGAGATGCTAATTCAGCTTGTTCAAGAGCCATTGCAGTCGCAGTTCCTCCGAAACCTTTTTGCTGTAAGAGAGCTTTATTAACGGCTCCTTGTTGCCTAAACCAATCCCCTATAGCTACTTGAGCTGTTTGTCCTACGATTCCTCCTTTTTCCCCACGTACTACGACATCACGTTGTGCTCCTGCTTGTGTTCTCAAATTTATCTGATTTAGTTCTTCGGCTAGAGCTTGTGCTTCCTGTTGCTCTCTCATTCTTATAGAAGTAATTTCTTCCTGCTTACGTCTCTGTTCAGCTGCTTGTGCCTGTGCTACATTTCGTGCTTGTTGTTTAACTTGTCGCCTAGCACCCGCAAATTGCATACCAGCCGACGCAGCCCCTATAGCAGCCGTTGTAGCTGCAATGCCTAACTGAGTAGCAGCTGCTGTGCCTTTTACTGCACCTAGAGCTACACCTATTGCTGGAAAACACATATTTTTACTTCCTCTCTAATATAAATGACATATACCCGTCGTACTGGCAATCGCTAAACTCAGCACCCAACCACTGCAACCACCTGTAACTCAACGTGTTAGTCTTCATTACTATGTTAGTCAGAAAGTCAAAACCTATCATCATCTCATCTACCCATTGCTTTGAATGTTTAAGAAAGTACTTCTTAGCGGTGGCCAATCGTCGTGTTCCTAACAACCAAACAACACCAACGTTCTCGTTAGGACTGACACCAAAGCTGCAATACAAACCATCGTTACCTCGTAGTGAATAACACTTACTGCTTGTTTCAAACGATAGGTTAACTGCGTCCTTTGGGTGGTGCATTAGACCGATACATTCCATCATGTCCTCTTCCCTCATGTCGTCGTACAATTCGAACGCATCCATGTCTGGCATAGCTTCCTCGACCCTAAGACCCATATCGTTTACTCCTTGGTATAACCATCGATTCAAACTCAGCAGCTAACAGTTTACACGGCAACGCGCTATCACTCTTTACTTCGATAGTTACCTTGTCGGGTTGTCCTTGTACTGCAAATCTGAAGTGACCGTCTTGTGGTTCGAACTCGTTTAATAAAAGATTAGCTCCTGTGATGTCAGGATTAAACACATACTTATAGGTGTCACGATACTCAGGTGTTACTTCCACAACAAAGTGTCCAGTGTCTGCGTAGTTGATACTACCGTTACGGATCGTTTGGAATGTATAATCAGAAGCACTACGTCCTCCTCGTTCCGTTGGTTGTTTTATCGCTTGGTTAGAGAACCTGTACAACATATCGT